ATCGCGCTAACGCGCCACCCGCGCGGGCGCTCTTCTGCCCTCTCAGGATGACCAAGAAAGTAATGAACTCCATGCGGGTATATAGCGCGACAACACATGGTACGTCGTGTGAGCACGATTTTATGGGCTCTCGTGTGAGGAGTGTTTTATCCTCGGTCGGCCGGAGTGGGCCCCGAGTGGCCCAGGGGCTTTGTTCCGTGGCTTCGGCCGCGTCACCGAGCCAGCCCGGCGCCACTTAGGCTCATCTCCGCTGTACCTAACAAAAAGATAGAGCTATATTTCCTATTGACTTTGGGACTTCCTCCATTATATAATTATAATATAAGATATAGATAAGGAGGTTTTAATTATGGAACAAAGATATGAGTATTTTAATAACCAGGTAAAGGTATTGGAAGGACAGTTAGAGTTATGGACAGGTGTGTGGGAAGAGGATATGAAAGAAGGAAATTATTCTATGGAAGAAAAAGAAAGTTGCTTACGTAAAATTGTTGTATTGAAGGAGTTGATAGAACATAGTAAGTTTATGAGAGATAATCCATAAGGATTATCTTCACCCATCCAACATAAAAGATAGCTCCAAAAACCCGTTGATTTTGGGCTGTGGTATCCATTATAATTATATTATAAGATAAAAGAAAGGTAGGTACTTATAATGAAAGTATTAAACATTGGAACATCAGAAATGGAAATTATTGAAGAGGCACTGGACAGTAAGATTGAGGAGGAAATGGAATTAGGAGAAATGAATGATTACGATTTCGCCCATTTAAGAACTACCAGGAAATTATTACAGGATCAAAGATTACAGGAGTTATGTGAAAGGTGTTTATCTTATTTTTGGGATAGACTTAGTGCAGAGGGTATTGATAACCCAGACGTTGAGTATTTGGCAGATGATATGGGAGTTACAGAAGAGGAACTTAGAATATTGTTTATGGAGGCAGGATATGAAGATTAGAAATTTAAGAAGAAGGTATAGAGAGTGGTGCAGGAAGGTAGAGGATCCTAATTATGAGCCGGCTTGGCAGGAACCTTTAGAGTGGATGTCGATTGGCGCATTGATGATGGAAATATTTTTATTGTGCATATTGTAGTATTTAGGTGGGATCCTAAGAGATTGGGATCCCGCGTTTGTGCCGTTTTATGGGCTTTAGAGATAGTGTTACTGTTAAGTTTTATAGGGATGCCGGAGTGGGCGCGAGTGGCCCCGGGCGGTTATTCCGCGCGCAGGCGCGTTTGTGAACACCCTACCGGGCGCCGCTTAGGCCCATCTCCCACATACCGCGCGTTACGTCGGTTTTATGGGCTCGCGGGATAGGCGTTTTATGGGACTTTGTGTTGGGCGTTTAATACATTAACGGGGTAACCGTTTCCCGTACGAAACACCCGGGCAACTCTTGGTCTACCCGGGTAACCGTTTACTCAACGACACGTTTAACGTAAAAAACAACGTCGTAGTGTAAACTACGACGCTGTTTCGTACGTTAAACTTACATCGCGTTAATCGCTTCCTTCGTTATCTTATAAACGTAGTTATAATTTGTTTTTAATTCTTTAGCGATTTCAGTATTTGACTTTCCTGCGTTAAACAGGTCAAGTATTAACTGTTTCTTACTGGAACCGGATGACACGTTAGTGCGTAATTCAATATCATTCATTCTACAATGATTAGAAACTACATTGTATACAAAATTGTATCTTACGTTAAACAGCGACGCGATTTCTTTGATTTCAAGACCTTCATTGTATAACGTGATAAACTTTTTTGATTTACTCAACGACGCATCATTGATTACCTGGTTAATAGTTTCCTGTGTTAAATTGTTTTTCTGTTTCATAGATGAAACCTCCTTATAAAATAGTTTAATTGATAGTTGTTATAAGATATTATGTATTTCTTTATCTTATGTATTTATTATACTATTCTTTATATGAAAATACACGCCGGTAAATTTACTAAATAAAGAAGATATTTTTGAGTACTTTTTACAAGTTGATTTTTCCTTAAAAATATAGTATAATAAAAGAGAGACCGTTGTAGTTTCCTTGGGTACACTAATAAATAATAACCTACCTCTTTAATTGGTAGGTATTATAGTTTACATGAGTACAGTGTAACACTTTCCCGTGGGAAACAGTTTGGGCGATTAGTAATTTAACACGTTACTCTACGAAACTGCCGCCGCGTTTCATAGTTTAACAGGTTACTCGGGTACAGTGCGAGTGGCCCCGGGCGGTTATTCCGCTAACCGGTTCCCGTGGGAAACAGTTGCGCCCCGTTGGAGTTTCGTCGGTTCCCGCGCGAAACCGCCCCGGCCACTTTGGTATATATCCGGTTACCAAAAAAAAAACCTCCTACATGGGAGGTTTCTCAGGGACTCTGTTAAAAGAGTCCATCCTGAGCCCAGAGCTCACTGCATAGCTCATAGAATTCTTCCTGTGATGCAGTGTCCTTGATTAAACTGCCTAGTAATCTTGCCCCCCTGTAAAATAAAAAACATTTAACCTTTTTTAACATAGCTATTAGCTCCTTTCTTTATCTTATATATTTATTATACTATATCCTTTATAGAAAATCAATGGTAAAAGTAACTAAAAAATAATAACTATTTTGAGATATTCTAGCGGTAGATTTTTCAATATATATCTGTTATAATAAATATATAAAATAAAGAAGGAGGTTTCACATATGAAACAACATAATTATATCAATCTTTACACCGGAGAAATTTATCAAAGTTTTGTACATGCATTATGCACCGTAGTTTCCGACATGAAACACTATAAAAAGTGTCGCACTTTAAAGATGTTACACATTAAAAGATTCCACGGTTAATCCACGAAACAATTTAATAGTTTCCAGTACGACAGTATCTTAAACGATACTGTCTTTCTTTATAGTATTACTCGTTTAACCGGTTACTCGACGAAACCGCGCCTCCGGTTTCATAGTTTAATAGGTCACATGTGCCCAAGGTTCTCCAAAGGTCACATGTGCCCAAGGTTCTCCAAAGGTCACATGTGCCCAAGGTTTTCATGGGTTATGCGGCCCGCAACACTACATGGTACGCGGTTAACCCACGAAACTGGCAGCCCCCGGCAGCTCGGGCGTCTACCCGGTTACCCTACGAAACAGTGGCTTACATAAAAGAAAGAGCTCATTGAGCTCTTTCTACTATGATGCCAGGTTCTTTACTTAAAATTTTTACCTCTTCGGGTGATAATTCTACTTTACCTACTACTAAACCATCCACTCTTAAAATATACATTTTCATTACTTCTTCCTCCTGCACTTTGATTGATTTGATTGTTTCAATAAAGGTTATCCCTTATCTTTAATATAATTATACGCTTGATATATAAAAATGTCAACCCCTAAAATAAAGAAAATTATAAAATTTTTTAGGCACTACTTACCATAAGATGGGGGGGGGGCCCCCCCCTTTCTTACATGTTTGCAATTACTTCTTTTGTGATTTTGTAAACGTAGTTATAATTTGTTTTCAATTCTTTGGCTATTTCGGTGTTACTCTTGCCTTCATTAAACATTGCAATGATAAGTGCTTTTTTGGAATTTCCATTATCTTTGTTTGTTCTCAATTCTACATCATTCATTCTACACATATTAGATACTACATTGTATACAAAGTTGTATCTTACCTCCATTAGAGTTGCAATTTCTTTGATTTCCATTCCCCCATTGTACAATTCCACCATCTTCTTGCTCTTGCTTGCCTCGCTTGTTAAGATTGCATTGATTTCTTTCTTTGTCATAATTATGACCTCCTTATAATAATTTGATTGGTTGATTTAGATAAGTGTTATCTCTTATCTATAATATAATTATATAGCAGTTTGCTAAAAATGGCAACCCCTAAAATGAAAATTTTTTAAAAATATTTTTTGCGGGCAGATACTAGCTAGTTACACGGTTAATCGGTTCCCTTACGACACTGGCGGCCGCAATACCCCGTAGCTTGGGAGGATATCGAAACCTCCCAAAAGAGGATGCTTTCTAAAAAAGCATCGACCCCCGGCGTTCTATATGGGGGCCCCCTAGGGTCCTGGCCATAGTTATAACCTCACTAGTTACCATGGCTACAACCCATTAAATCAAAACACTCTCTTTGTTTTCCATGATCAGCATAGTACATTAGTCGCAAAAAAGCAAAAGATACACATGTTATAAACTATGGCTGTTTAAAAATACACACGCATATAAATTTTAAACATCGGAGATAACCAGAGAATTTCTCTCTAAACTACCATAAAAACTGACTTCGTTTATTGTATATAGGGCGCTATACGGCGGAAAGTAACGTCAATTACATTCAATTTAATGGTTTTTTGTCTCCACCCGTTAAAAATAAGAATTTTTTGTGTATTATATTAATATAAGAAGATAACACGTCAACGTGATACACAATTATTCTCTTAAAAACATATACCGTTGATGCAACTACAGTTGAAATTGTGACGTGTACACTTCTTATTTGACATAACACCGCCGTAAACCGGCTGTATAAAAGGTGAGAGTACAATGGTCATTGTAAAAGCGGGGTAATAAATTTTAACCCCCGCTAAAAACTATTTTAAAAGGAGGTGAAATGAATGAGTGAAACTGCACTAAGTCAAGCTAATAATAGTTTTTCTTTTCTTCAGGGTATAGAAGCGGCAACATTGACTACACCATTAGAAGAAGAATCTGGAAAATTAAAACGCTTCGCGAATTACCACACTGGTACGTTAGCATTAGCCATAACTCCAGCTATGGTAGAACAATGTTCTGTTTTAAGAACTCTGGAAATTACAGCTGAACTTAAACGATTAGCAAGTGTAGTGGCACAACTTCAAGCCTCCTTTGAAATAGGTGGACAAATCCAAGCAATTGTAGATCCTACCTTAATTGCACAAGAATTACCATATACGGAAGATCTTGCAGATTTTACCGATGATATGAAAGAACGTTCTACAATGGTTGTCGAATATATAGATTCTACACCTACTATATATGGCATACCTTTATGGGACAGACTACCCGGAGAACGTGTTGATTTTTATAATGTTTTTAAATTGTACCGGGATTCCCGGTACTTTCTTGTTGAAACGGGAGAATATGCAATAGTAAATCGTACATTAGCAGGATTAGCTAGGCAATTGAATATCCCGGGAGCAATATTATCGTATATATCTAAATTATATAGTTGGAAAACCCGCTGTGCGTTATATGACCAGTTCATGGAAACAGAAATGCAGAAGCGTAGAGCTCAAAATGAAGTATTATTGCGTAATGACCATTTGGCCGTTGCGCAAAAACTTTGTACAAAAGCCTGGGACTATCTGGATAAAAATTTTGCTAAACTAAACCCAAAAGAAGCACTTCAAGCGTTAGAATTGGGTATTAAGTATAGTCGTATCAGTATCGGTTTATTACCTGATAAACCGGGGGCTACAGTTGCCGGCAATCAGACAAATTTTGCGATTTATAACACTACCACGAATAATACCGCCGATCAGATGTTGAATGTAAGCGCAGGTATTTCACCTACCGGACAAGGAGCAGGTAGTGCTGTAGAACGGCAACTGCAGCAAGATATGAAAGATGAAAATACTATCCTTTCTGTATTGCATGTATTGCAAGCCAGTGGGGCAATGAAATCCGCTATTCACGCCGACTTATTAGAAAGCGGGGATGAAGGGTTAGATATTATAACTGAAGTAGAGGAGGATGAAGAATAGTGGCAAGAGCTTTAAGTGGCTATTCTTCATTATCTAATGAGGAAAAGCATACTATTGGTGATTTTGTTCAGAATGTACCTATGGGTCAAATTGACTTAAAGAGTATCAAACATTCTGATTTGGTTAGCCTCCAAAGGTTGTTAACCCCAAAAATGACTAAGTACATTCCACATGTTCCCACTGCCAAACAGTCCGCATTTCTCCTCCTAAATAATAAAGAAGCATTTTATGGGGGAGCAGCCGGCGGAGGAAAGTCTGATGCATTGCTAATGTGCGGATTACAATATGTGGATGTTAAGGGTTACGCTGGTATAATTTTCCGTAAAACTTATGCTGACTTAGTAAAACCTGGAGCTTTAATTGATAGAGCCAAAGAGTGGTTGCTGAAATACAAAGAAGTTCGATGGAATGAAAAGGAAAAGAAGTTTGAGTTTTACGCCGACGAAACTAAAAAAGAACTGATTTCGATTTTGCAATTCGGTTACCTGGAAAATGCAAATGATAAGTATAATTATCAGGGGGGCGAATATCAGTTTATTGGTTTCGATGAGTTAACGCACATAGATTATGCTAGTTACAAATATATGTTCTCACGTTTACGTAGATTAAAAGGCACAGCAGTGCCACTACGTGTACGTGGGGCAAGTAACCCACCAGATGATGATAGTGGAATATGGGTAAAACAACGTTTTATAGATGAGGGCCCCGGAAAGGGACGTGTCTTTATCCCGGCAGGATTAGATGATAATCCGTACCTGGATACAGAAGAATATGAAAAATCCTTGGAAGAACTGGATCCCGTTACCAGAGCGAGACTTCGTGATGGTAACTGGGAAATAGTTCGAAAAGGTAATATGTTTAAAAAATCATGGTTTCAAGCTGTTGATGAATTACCACCACTTCGCAGAAAATGCCGTTGGTGGGATATGGCAGCAACAGATGAAAATAAGGCAAAACGTAGAAATAAATCTAATGACCCCGATTATACTGTTGGCTTCCTTTTGAGTGAGTACAATGGTATTTTTTACATAGAAGATATCATTAGGGAACGGTTAAGTCCAGAAAAGACTCAATCATTACAAGAGGCCACAGCGCGAGCGGATGGGTACAACACCATGGTACGCGAGGAACAAGAACCGGGTTCATCTGGTATCACATTGTGTGATATAAAGGCTCGTACAATATTCATGGGATATGCGTATGAAGCAATTAAATCCTCAGGTGATAAAGCTACTCGTGCAGCAGCTGCTTCGGCAGCAGCAGAAAGGGGACAGATAAAATATTTAAGTAGCTGCCGAAATATCGAAGCATTTTTTGGTGAAGCTGAATCCTTTCCGGGAGGTATTCATGATGATATGATTGATGGGCTTTCAGGTGCTTTTACAACATTATGCGTACCAAATGTTCCAGGAGCTCCTATAGGAGTACCTAAAGCAGAAGAGGAAGATGGCTTATACAATGACATGGATTTTGAACCTGGATATTTTTCAAGGTTTGGGAGGTGACGGGTTGATTAAAAGTATTTTATTGACCGCCTCCGCACCCCATACAGTAACTGTATCTGCTGAAGATATTATTGCTTTTGTAGCTTTAATGAGTGCTATTAGTGCTATTTTTGGAGTTATCTTTGCAATATATCGGTGGTATCTACATCAACAAGATCAGGATAAAATGATTGAGAAGATGAGAAAAGAGCAGGCTGATGAAATTGCTGAATTGAAAAAAGAACAGCAATTACTTACATATGGTATATTAGCTTGTCTTGACGGATTAAAACAGTTAAAATGTAATGGTTCTGTGACGGAAGCGCAAGACAAAATATCAAAACATCTAAATGCACAAGCACATAAAGTGTAGTGTATTTAATTAGGATGGAATTTTTTGCAGAAAGGAGGCAAGAACATGAAGAATATCAATTGGGCAAAAAAACTTACAAGTAGAAAATGGTGGACTTCTGTTGCATCATTTGTAACACTTATGATTTTAGCTTGTGGCGGTACAGAAAGTACTGCAACACAGGTAGCTGCTATTATTATGGCAGGAGCAGTAGTGATTGGATATACTATCGGAGAAGGCCTTGCAGATTCCGCAAATATTGGCATTGAAATAACAGATGAAATATCTATGGAAGAATCGAAGGAGGCATAACGTATGAGTCAGGTAAATACGATTGAAAATTCTGCTTCTGGAGAACAAAAACAATTCGGTCTCGCTTTTAAGGAGATTGGGAATACCGGTTTAAAAGAAAGTTCTGGAACTATTTATGAAGAGTTTTTACCGAAGTTACAATGGCCTCGTGCAGGAGCAATTTATCAGGAAATGAGTTATAATGATCCTGTCATTACCGCAATTTTATTATGTTCAAGGCAGCTCATCAGAAAAGTAGAATGGTCAGTGGAAGCAGCATCTAAATCTGCGGCAGATACAGAAGCGGCAGAGTTTTTACAGTCTTGTATGAATGATATGAGTACTACTTGGTCTGCTTTTATTGACGATCTTATGTCTTTTTTTGAGTATGGTTGGTCTTATATGGAAATTGTGTATAAGAAACGCAATGGAACTAAAGGCAAAAAGGGTTCTAGTAAATATGATGATAACCGTATTGGATGGCGTAAAATTAGCGGTAGAGCGCAAACAACATTGCATTCTTGGGATATTGATGAATATGGTACTATTAGAGGTATGAGACAATACACTTCTAACGGTATTGTATTTATTCCTATTGAAAAAGCTTTGTTATTTAGAACTACTACTGCACGTAATAATCCTGAAGGCAAGAGCTTCCTTCGCGGAGCGTATCGCCCTTGGTATTTTAAAAAGCATATTGAAGAGGTTGAAGGGATAGGGATTGAGAGGGACCTGGCGGGATTGCCAGTAATTACAGCGCCCGCAGGACTTGATTTATTTGATAAGGATAATCCCAAAGCTGTCGAAACTAAGAATAACGCCTTAAAATTAGTATCTAGCATTCGTAGAGATAAAAACGAAGGTATTGTGTTAAGTGATGGGTGGAAAATTGAACTTCTAAGTTCAAATAGTAATAGACAGTTTGATACCAACTCAGTAATTAACCGACATGATCAAAGAATCGCTATTACAATGTTATCTGATATCGTTATGATGGGTGGTGACAAGGTTGGCTCTTTTGCATTAGCTAAAACAAAAGAAAGCATGTTAGCGGCAGCGTTAGATGCACAGTTAGCAAATGTAGTAGATATTTTGAATGAAATAGCCGTTCCAAGATTATTTGCTTTAAATACATTTACAGGATTATCTGGTTTACCTAAATTTAAAGTTACTTCGGTTATAACTCCTAATCTTACGGAATTGGGTAATTTTATTAAGGCTTTATCTGGTGCACAAATGCCATTATTCCCTGATATTGATTTAGAGAATTATTTAAGGCGTTTAGTAAATTTCCCCGAAGTTGCTGCGGATGACGAAGAAAGAGAAAAACAGTTAGCCGGCATGCAGAAAAAAGATTCTAAACCATCAAAAGATAATACAGATGATGGCGAAGAAAATTCTGAAAAGGATAAAGATGATAAAGGAGGATCAGATGATGCATAAATTTTGGAATATTGCATCCAATTTCACTGATGATTCCGTGTTAAATATGTATGTATACGGAGATATTGTAACCGATAGAGATTGGTGGTTTGGTTCTCCTGATGATGTAGTAACACGGGAATTCATTAAAGATTTGAATAATCATCCCAATGCTACGCGTATTAATGTGTATATTAACAGTGGTGGAGGAGAAGTATTTGCCGCTGTTGCTATAGCGCAGCAGTTAAAAAAGCATAAAGCTGAAGTACATACTTATGTTGAAGGCATGGCAGCTTCCGCAGCTACTATTATTGCAATGGCTGGAGATGTTAGACATATGACAGTTTCCGGCTTGTACATGATTCATTTACCTTCTAGTAGTGTTTGTGGAAATAAACATACCTTTGCTAAGGGTATTGAAGTTTTAGAAAAGGTAGAAGATATCATTCGTTTAACCTATAAAAATAAGACCAATCTGTCTGATGAAGAGTTAACACAGATGATTGATCATGAAACATGGCTAACTGCCGAAGAGGCTTACAAATATGGATTTATTACCAATATTGAAGAAGATCCTGACCAAATTGATAATCTTGTCAAGGAGGTACAAAATGATTTAATTTCGATGAATGGAGTTAATATTAATATTGCAGCCTATGCAGAGCCGGATCAACTTCGTGCAAAGTTAGCAGAAATCCAGAATAGAAAAGAAAAAGGAGGAAACATAATGGATTTTCAGGCATTCTTAAACAGTTTACCTGTTGATAAGCGTACCGTAGTTGAAAATGCAATCAAAGAACAGATTGCAAATAAAACTGCAGAGATTACTACACAGGTAACAAATTTGACTGAACAGGTAACTTCTCTTACTAATCAGTTAACTAATGCGCAGACTGAATTGTCAGCTACGCAGGAAAAATTAGCTAATGCAGAAAATAAAGTTAAAGATTTAGAAGAAAGCGCTTCCAGCGAAGATGCTGATACTAAATTCTTAAATTCTTTACCTGCTGAAGCTAAACAGGCTGTATTAGATGCAAGAAAGGCTGCAGCAGATGCGCAGGCAGCACTTGCTAAAGCTAATGAAGATAAGGCTTTTGCAGCTTTCCAGGACAAAGTTAAGACATATGACAATTTACCTTTACAGGATAATCATGTAAGGGCCTTGTACAATATGTCTAAGAGTTGTCCCGAAGATTTTGCTTCTGTAGAAGCGTTGTTCAATTCCGCAAATGCAGCTATGGGCACACAATTTGAACAGACTGGTCAGGATGGAGATGGTACCGGAGCACCCACTAATGCATATGAAGAAATTGAGCAGCTTGTTAAAGCTAAACGTGAAGCAGATCCTACAATGGATTATAACACCGCGTTTACAGTAGTAGTAAATGAAAATCCGAACTTGTATGACAGATACAGGAACGGACAGTAAAATAAGGAGGTAAAAATCATGGCTTATGAAATCAAAGGACAGACAATTTCGTTAAAGGCGAGTGTCGAAATCAAAAAAGAAGACAAGTTTAAACCCGTATCTATTTCCGGAGATAATACGTTTAAACTTGCTGGAGCAGAAGACAAAGTAGTGGGTGTTATCCAGAATGAATGTAAAGCAGGAGAAGCTGGCCAGGTAATGATTGATGGTGTAACTTTCTTTAAGTGCACTGATACTGTAGCTGCCGGAGCTGCTGTAGGTACCTGGGGCATTGCATTACAGGCAGGCGTTGTGGGAGATGTAATCTCCGTATTAATTAAATAAGAGGAGGATAAAATAATGCCGAACAGATCTGATATTCATATTGATAAAGCCCTGACTAACTTAAGTGTTAAGTATATGCAGGATGCTACAAATTTTGTAAATGACAAGGTATTCCCCGTAGTACCGGTAATGAAGCAGTCCGATAGATATTTTACGTATCTGAAAGAGGATTGGTTCAGAGATGATGCTCAGGAAAGAGCAATGGGAGCTGAATCTGCAGGTGGTGATTACGACATCGATAATACACCTACCTACTTCTGTAAGAAATATGCATTCCATAAGGATGTTTATGAAGAAGACAGAGCCAATGCAGATTCTCCTCTTGATCCCGATCAGGATGCAACTGAATTTGTTGTTGACAAGATCCTGCTTAACAGAGAGAATAATTGGGCTAAGACTTACTTTAAAGCAGGTGTTTGGGGTCAGGATGTAGCCGGACAGGCATATGCTTCCGGTATTAAATCCAGAGTATATTGGGATGACTATGATCACTCCGATCCTATTTCTGATATTGCAAATCAGTGTACCGCAATGGCAGAGATTACCGGTAAGAGACCCAATTGCTTAACTATCGGTAGAAGAGTTTATGATGCATTACGTCAGCATCCGGACATTCTTGACAGAATTAAATTTACGCAGAAAGGTGTTGTAACAGTTGAACTGTTAGCAGCTTTATTTGACGTAGAAAAAATTCTGGTTGCAAATTCTATTCAGAATGTTGCGAAGAAGGGACAGAAAGCAGACATGCAGTTTACTCTTGGCAATCATGCATTACTGACTTACGCTCCTAAGACGGCTAAATTAAAAACCGCTTCCGCTGGTTATTGCTTCGTATGGAAGGGTCTCATGGGAGCTAATGCTCTTGGTGGACGTATCAACAGATTCGCTATGCCTCAGTTAGGTATTGGTACTGAAAGAATTGAGATGGAGCTTGCATATGATATGAAAGTTGTAGCAGCTGATATGGGCGCATTTACTTTAAATGCAATTGATCCTGCCGGTGCAATTGCAACTGCAAAGGTAACTCAGTAATCTATGGCTACACGCTATCGCGTAGTTAGACAGACTGTACGATTTAATAAACAAACGTACCGTGTAGGTGAATTAATGCCTGAATCTTTCTCAGAGAGGGATTTATACAGAGTATTATATCCCTCTCGTCTTGAGAAAGTAGAAGTTCCTGATGAAGTTAAAACTCCCCCTGTGTCAAATGATGTATCTAAACAGGCAGAAGCTGCAGCATCCATTTCACAGGGTAATAATCAGGCGGCGAAAACACCTGCTGCGCCCATAAAAACAACTGGTGCGTCGCTTAGTGGTCAGTCTGTCATTAAAAAGTAATGAGGTGATAAAATGGCTTGGACTTATGATCCCGCAAAGCTGAACGATTCTCCTAAAGATCAAATAAGACTTCTTATTGGCGATACGAATGAGAACGAGCAGTTATTGCAAGACGAAGAAATTCAGTTTTATATAGATCAGTGTCCTAATGATGTTAATCGTGCCGCGTTAGTTTGTGTTAATGTTATTATCACCCGTATTTGTAGTACGCCGGATTACACATTAGGTCCATATTCTGAATCTAATGGAAATCGGTTAAAAGCATTTCAATTTATTCGCGATGAGTTGGATGCTAAAATAACCGGGTATAATGCTCCTTTATCTAATTCGCCTACAACTGAACCCATTTTTGGATATGACATGATGAGTGTACATTGTTGTATTAAGGAGGATTAAGAATGAATGGGCAAGTTAAAAAGAAAATGTTTACCTTTGAAATTCATTTATCGCGTATGAAAGGCGGTTCTTCTTTAGGAGATAAACAATATAGTGTAACTACTATGTTTGGTTATCTCAAAGAAGAAATGAAAATTGTTACATATGGTTTAGGTAAAGAGGTTACTTCTAGTGCACAATTATATATTGACGGAACAGATATGTCAAAGGTTGATGCTAAAGATTTAGTGACTGTTGGTATTCGTAAAAAAGTCGAAAATACAGAAGGCATAGATCTCGAAGAAGTTGAATCTGAATTTGTACCTATTTTAGTTGATAGACAAATACTTAGACGTGACAATTTTTATAAACCTAATAATGAACCCGATGTGGGGGTGATTTATTTAGCATGAATGTTAAATTAGAGGTAGATACAGCATCCTTTTCCAGATTAACAGCTAAGTTACATCGTAAAAAAGATTTCGCTATCTATGCTGGTAAAACTGCTGTACGTGAGACGGCAGAAGAAATTTTTTCACAATCGCAGATAAGAATTCCGCGTAAAACAGGGGCTTTGGCTGCTTCAGGTAAAGTTGTTCATCAGGATAATGCACAAACCGCTATTTCTGTTATAGGATATGGGGATTCTTCCACTAATCCTATAACAGGAGTAACTACAGCTACATATGCTGTAGCTAAACATGAAGATCCTCGTAATGGTAAATGGCTTGAAAATGCTGTGTTAGATTGTAGTGAACTTTATCATACTAACTTACAGGATAAAATAAGTAGAGCCTTGGCACAGTAAGGAGGTATTATGTTAGAATTCTTAAGAGTATTTGTAGCATGGTTAAATGCTCAAGGCATTATCCCAAGAGAAGTAGTAGATACTGATTTGGGAGATGATAGAAATAATAAAACCTATTTGATGAATCTTCCTGAAGATGTTCCTAATGTTGTTTGTGTAAGACAATATAATATGAGATTAGCTCCTTTGGTTGCAAAGGATGCATGTGTTCGTTATATACAAATCATTGTACGTAATGAAAGGCATGAAAAGACTATTCAGGATAGTGAAAAGATTTTTCAATTTTTGAAAATTAGGCCAGAGTATATTGAAGATATTTCACCTAACTATTGGGTGATTATTGATTGCACTGCTGGCCCCGTAAAAATGGATGAAGATAGTCAAGGCAGATATTTGTACAGCTTATCTTTTCCAATAACAACTAAATCATAAGGAGGTAATTTAATATGGCAACAATTGGTTTAAGAGATGTGTATTACGCATTATTGACCGAAGATCCGGTAAATGGAGCAGCTACTTATGAGGAACCTGTTAGAATAGCTGGCGCTATTTCCGCTAATATCAATCCTAACACCTCTTCAGCTACCTTATTTGCTGATGATGGTCCTTTCGACGCAGCAACTACATTAGGAGAAATTTCTTTGGAATTAAATATGGCTGATCTGGATATGCAGACACAGTCTATTTTGCTTGGTCATACTTATGAGGGTGGTATTCTGAAGAAAAAAGGTAGCGATGTACCGCCTTGGGTAGCTATTGGTTTTAGAACTCTTAAATCCAATGGTAAATATCGTTACTATTGGTTAAATAAGGGTAAATTCGCTGTGCCGCAGGATGATTTGGCAACAAAAGCAGATTCCGTTGAATTCAAGACTCCTACTATTACCGGATCTTTTGTTAAGAGAGATTCTGATGATGAGTGGGAAAGAGTTGGTGATGAGGATGATGAAGCATTCACCACTGAGATTAAGGATAAATGGTTTAAAAATCCTAATCCTGCCGCTGCATAATTAGAAAAGAAATAGGAGGAGAATAAAATGGGTGGTGACATAGTAAGTATGCCTAATTCAACTCAGGCAGTAGTTGAAAAATCTAACCTTGATCAGATTAGAACAGCGCCGGGATCTTATCATATTGGTAATTTTGACGGCAAGGAAAGATACATTCGTTTTGACTTAAATGCTTTTGCAGAAATGGAAACCAAATTTGGCAACATGGAAGAAGCGCAGGAACGTCTTAAAGGCGGATCAATGAAAGATATCAGAACTGTTCTTTGGTTAGGTCTGATTTGGGATGAAGTTGTACTTGATGATGTAACAGGTGAACCTATCAGATACACACTTTCAGAATATCAGGTTGGTTCTTGGTTAACCACATTGAATCTGGAAGAAGTGATGTCTAAGCTTCAGGATGCTATCAGCGGTTCTTTACCTGATAATCCTGAAAATAAACCTTCAGGTGAAGTAATGACTGAAACAGTACAGGCTGCACCTAATACAGAATCGGTAGGTACACTCCCAAACTAAATAAACCCAAAAATGTTTGGGATTGGGCCTTGTATTATTATATTGGCACAGTAACATTAAAAATGCCGGCACGTTTGTTTTGGAGAACAACTCCGCGCAAATTTAGTGCACTGTGCCAAGTTCATATTGATTTGAATGACACGTCAAAAAATAAAAAGGATAAACACACGACAGTACCTGCACAGCCAGATACTTACGTGGACCAATTATCTTTTATGTAGGAGGAATGTCTATGGCAACTGATGTTGGTACTTTACAATCTAAACTTACGTTAGATTTTTCACAGTTTGCTTCTGGTATGAATTCTGCAATTTCGATGGTTAGGTCATTTGGTAAACAGTTACAAAAAGCCTTGGGTAGTAATGCTACGCAGGGCTTTTCTACTACCAACCAGGTGATAAATGATATCCAAACTAGTATTACTAATTTGCAAGCAGCTGTATCTACTTTTCAAGCAACTATGCAAAATACTAATACTACGTTAGCACAATTTTCTAATTTACAAGCTAATACATCGAGAATGGGACAGAATGTAAATCAGACAGCAAATAATATGCGCAATGTAGGTAGAAATGCGCAAAATGCATCATCCCAAGTTAACAATGTTGCAAATAATTCTAAAAAGGCAGCACAAAATGCAAACAAGTTAAGTACTCATTTAAATGATGCACAAAAGTTTGCAGAGAATTTAAAAAGAATATTAGGTGGTATTGTTATATCCCAAGCTTTTTATAAGTTATTAGGTGTTATGCGTGAATTAGTTTCTTCTTCAGTCACATTTATGACGAATATGGAACAATCCGCAATCGCTTTTAAATATCTACTTGGTAGTGCAGAAAATTCTATGGGATTTTTGACAGCATTACAAGATTTTGCAGTATCATCTCCTATGGATATGCAGGGAGCAGAAAAAGCCGCCAGAATGTTAATGACAATGGGTTTTGAAGCAGAAAGTACTATAGCTGTATTACGTACTTTAACTGATGCGGCAACTGTAGCTGGTGGAGAAATGTCAGATACAGTGTATAGAATTGCATTAGCATTAGGACAGATGTTACAATCAGGTACTGTTAAAATGCAAGAAATAAGGCAGTTAGTAAATGCTAATATTCCTATCTTTGATATTTTAAAGGAGGAATTAGGTTTAACATCCGCACAAATAGCAAATATCGGTGATGCGTCTGTAGATTCGGGTAAAGCTGTTATGGCTATCTTAAATGGTTTACAAAAAAGATTTGGCGGAGCAGCATTAGAAATGCAAACTACTGTCACGGGCGCCATCAGCGCGGCAAAGGACAGTTTTTATATTTTGTTTAATGAAGTTATGGCTGGACCATATGAAACATTTAGACAAAAGATGGTAGATTTATCTAACACCATACAATATTTAGCTCAAGTAGCAAGACAATATGGTGCGGGAGGTATATTTGAAACTTTAGTGCCTGAAAGGCTTCAAATGGTTATTAGAAATGTTATAGGAGCTTTAATGCAGTTAGGTAAAGCTATTCAATTTTTAGGATTAATAGCTAAAGAAGTTTTTGGTGGTATGGGTGAAATCATTGTTAATGTATTAAACATAGTGTTACCACCAATTACTATATTATTGAATGCAGTATTACAATTTACCTATGGGTTATTGAATGCATATCCTATTATAAAATATTTCTTTTCTGCATTAATGCTACTGGTTATTGCTAAACCTATTGGAGCTATTTTCTTGTGGTTTTGGAAAATATTAGGTTTAGGTAAAATCGTTTTAGCTATTGCAGGATATTTCCAGCTTTTTGCTAAAACCATAGCGACGGTTGGTTTATTTTTATTACACAATCCTATTGTGATTGGTATATTAGCTATTGTAGCAGTAGTAGGTCTTCTTACTGGTGTATTACAAAAAGCTATAAATAAACTTAAGGAATTCTTTAGTTTATTGGGAACTAAAGTATCTAAAGCAACTGGAATGGATAAAACCCTAAACAAGAATATGGGTATAGGGTATGATCCTAATACAATCTTACAGCCTACTGATAAAGAAGCTAATGATAGTGCAGAGAAATATAAAGGTTCTTTGGAAGAAATTAGTTCTAAATTACAGGATGTTGGTAATGAGGCTAATAAAACTAAGAATAAACTAAAAAATGCTTTTAACCAGTCATTTGATGAAGTATATACTATTAATCCAAAAACCAGTGATGATTTAGGTTTAAGTGGTTTGGAAAATTTAGATTTAAGTTTACCCTTAGATGAATTAGGTAAATTTAATGATGCCTTAGCCGAATTAGGTAATTTTGATTTTGATAATTGGGTTGATGGTTTTATGCTTTCTTGGCAAGAAATGTGGAATAAGATTGTAAAGCGTTTAGGTGATTTTGGTTTATTAGCTTTACTTACAGGCGTATTAGCGGGACTATTAACAGGTAATCCTTGGGTAGCTTTAGCAGCAGCTTTAGCTACATTATTTTGGCCTGAAATTTGTAAAGCGCTTGGTTTGACAGAATACGAAGGTCAAACATTATTAGGAGCTTCTATATTAGCTTTATTGGGTTCTGTAATAGCCAAATTAGCAGGTTTAAATTGGGGTGGAATGCTACTTACTGCTGGTTTATCTGCATTGGCTTATACAATTGGTTCTGCAATTGGACAAAAATTAGGAGAATACATGAAAATAGACCTAGCTGTTTATGCAGATTGGTTTAATGTTCGTGTTATAGGTGATGTAGTTGCTGCAATCGCAGCAGGTATTTTAGCTGCTACGGGTGTCATTAGTGCTCCATTAGGAATAGCTATTGCAGCGGCTATTTTAACTGCAGAAATTTGTTATCCAATTGGACAAAAGATTTATGAATATTTATCCACAGAAGCTAATTGGACAGATGCACGCATTAATTGGACCGCTTGTGGAACAGCTATCGGAGGCATTATAGGCGTATTTATAGGAGGGCCTTTAGGCGCAGCATTAGGAGTGGCTATTGCTGGTGCTATTAGTGCTGGTTTAAGTGGAGGTATTCAAGCTTGGCAAAATGGTGAAAATGGTTGGGGTATTGCAGACGCAATAAATTGGACAGCTACAGGAACTGGTATTGGTGCTTTAATTGGAACTTTAATTGCTCCGGGCATAGGAACAGCTATAGGAGCTGCTATAGGCGGTGCATTAGGTTTTATTGGTGATAAAATTGCAGAACTATTAGGTGCTATTGATGGTGATTGGGACCTTGCTGGAGATGCTTTTAAATTATGGGGCGAAGATATCAAAGATGCTTTTCTTGAGGGCCTTTTTGGTGAAGGTGGTTTATTTGGTTGGAGTACTGATCTCTTTTCTTGGGCAGGTGAGTGTTTTGAAGAAGCGTGGAAAGCTTTTGAAGAACAAGATTGGGCAGGTGTAGGTAAATGGATTTTAGAGGGTATATTAGCTGGTCTTACAGGAGCAATTACTTTTATATTTGAACCAATTGCACGTGTTTTTAGAGGTATATGGGAAGGTTTTTGTAAAATTTTCGGAATTCATTCTCCAGCAAAAGAAATGGAACCTGTAGGTGAAAACGTTTTATTCGGTATTTTAGAAGGTATCGTTGGAAGTATTACTAGTATTCCCGGATATATTGCTGATGCAGGAGCTGCACTTATTAATGCCATGGGTGATTGGTTTACTGATATTGGAGATACAGTTTCAGGATGGTTTAGTGATGGTGTAACTGCTATACAATCATTTGTTACAGATACTGCAACTAGTGTAAGTAACTGGGTTACTGATAGAGCAAAAGATTTTGAAAATTTTAAAACACAAACAGGTGAAAAAATCAGTACATGGGTATCTGATGCTAAAAATAATATTAGTGATTGGACAGATAATACTAAAACATCTATTGGTGATTGGGTAACTAATACCAAACAATCTATTAGTGACTGGGCTACAAATGCAGGAGCAAGTATTAGTGATTGGTGGGATGATGTAAAACTAAAATTTGACGCTTTTAATGGAGTATCTTTTACAGATTGGTGTGATGATACTCTTGGGGCTATTTCAAATTGGTGCTCTGATGTTTGGAATACTATTAAAGATAAGATTGGTAATGCCATTGATAAAGTGAAAGAATTTTTAGGTTTGAGTAGTACAAATGCCAATGTAAGTGTTAGTGCTAATGTTGGCGGCAATAGTAATGGACATTCTAATGGAGGTATATTTAATAGAGAGCATTGGGCAAGATTTGCAGAAAATAATAAGATGGAAGCAATTATTCCGTTAGAAAATGATACAGCAATGCAACCTTTCGTTGATGCCGTATCCAATGGTTTAACAGCTTCACTCGCACCAATGGTTGCAACAATAAACGCTAATAACAGCAATAACAATAATTTGCAACCAGTATATGTAGGAACACTAATTGCCGATGAAAGAGGGTTAAAAGAGCTTGAACGTAGAATGCAAATTATTCGTATCAAAGAAGAAAGGAGGGGCTAACTTTTGAAGGCCAGCTATAAAATTAACGGGACGCCTATAAAGCGTCCCTCTAACTTTAAAATTGAGCGTTATAATGTTACTAATTTAGAGCGTTTAGCGAATGCCGAAATGTGCGGTGATTTAATTGCAAAGAAACGTAAATTTTATTTTACGTATGAAGCAATTCAATCTGATGACTTAGATAAGATATTAGAACTTATTTGGGAAACTAACAGTCTTTTTTACACATTAACATATGTAGAAAATAATGTAGAAAAAACTGCTGTAGTTTATTCTGGAGCTATCCCTTCAGATCTTTATCGTACAGGATCTAAATGGGTTTGGAAAAATGTCACTTTTAATTTGATTGAAAAGTAAGGAGGTGTATTATGGCAACGTCAACTGATGAAATGTATAATTCTAATAGTCGTTATCTGCATAAAATGTGCCGCATTTACTTTTCAACAGAGCCACTTGAAATATTAGCGTCAAATTATCTTATTTCTTCATCTATTCTTGAAGAGCCATACAAAGTGACTAATTCACCATTTGGAGAAATTTTATCCAATGAATTAGAATTGACATTATACAATGATAACGGTATTTTCAATCCTAAAAACGTAGATAGTCCTTACTATGGGCGCATCAAGAGAGGTATAAAAATAGAAGTTTTTATGCGCCCAGATGAAGTTGATGAATGGGATCCGTTAGGGGTATTCTATGTTACGGATTGGACAACTTCCACGGACGGAATGACAGCGGAAGTGGTAGCGCATGATAAATTATATAGTATTTTAAATGCACATATACCCTCTCTTCCTATTGTTAAAGATGTGCCGTTTGCATCTTTTATAAAAGATTATTTCGCACTGTTTAATGCAGAAGTCATTGTAGATAGTACAATACAACTTATATTGCCTTATGGATTTACAACAGGATATGCAGATAATAAAAGTTTATTAGCAGACCTGATGATGGCTGCTATTGCGGATTGTTATTGTATACATGATGGAACTATTATCATTCGTAGTAAAATTGCCTCACGAGATCTTAGGGCAGTTCTTACAGATGATGACCAGATTATTTCTGTGTCTATTAAACAATCTCTTTCTACAGATTATGACAGTGTTTCTGTTACTATTAATGCCTTACAAGAAAGTCAAGAACAAAGTGTTCTTCTTATTGAAGACTTTAAAGTACAACCTGGTACGACAAGTACAGGTTTTGTAAAATTTTCTACTCCTGGGGTACTTGGTATTAAATCAATAAGAGCAGAAAGTGATTATCCTGTTAAACCTGTTAATTTTACCGCCACAGCAGATGATATAATTTGTTCTATACAGAGTAGTTCAGATACTACTGTAAATCTTGATTTTATTGGTACTACATTAGAAACTATTTCTAGTATAATATCCACAGAAGGAAAAGCTGCAGTTGAATTAAATAGTAAATTTGTACAGGATGTAGATAATGGTAAACAATTACTTACATTTGTAGACCAATATATTAAGGAATCTTTACCTGTCCTTGATCTTTCAATTAGAGGGAATCCTAAACTTCAAATTGGAGATAAAATTCAGATAAGTAGTAGTAAATACAAGACAGATTATGTAGGTATATTAAAAAAAGTTGATTATCAATATTCAGGCGGCTTACATTGTGATATATCACTTACAGCCGATATAACAAAGGAGGTATGAGATGGGATATTCAAGCAATCTATTACCTAAGTCGGCTGCATACTATATCTTGAATAATGCAACGATCGAAAATAATGAATTATCATTAGGAGCTGGAGGTTTTATCGAGATTAGCTTATCTAAACAGCTATTACCAAAACTTACAAAAACAATGCTTGTTGTAGTACATCCATCAATATTTACTTCAGGTTATAGTAATGAAGCAGTGCAAGTTACAATATCTATTATAACTGCATCAGGACGACATATAAATTATCTTATTCCTGTTTCTCATAGTAAAACTGGGGTATTTAATACTGTACTCAATCTTCCCGAAGAAGAATATACAATGTTTAATTATAGACTTTCTTCTAACGTACCAGTTACGGTGTATAATTGGGAATTATGCTCTGAAGAGGATGTTGATATTTCAGTTGTTATAGGTGGCGTAGAACAAGCATTACCCAGATTACTTTATGATTATAATACTTATGCATATGCAGTTGCACAAAAGGAAGTTACTGTAGGTCTTATCACATGCTTTTTAAGACAAGCAACAGATTTACAAGGACATTTCACTTTATCTTTCTTTGCGACAGAGCGTTGCAATGTGCATGTGAGAATTAAAGATAATGGCATAACAGAATTATATACTCCTCAAGTATATACAATAGAAAGAGGATATGCTTCAATAAGTATTCCGCATGCCTATCTTAAAAAATTAGCAACTAATCATAATTTTTCAGTAACACTTCAATGTACTAATGGACAACTTAGTATTCCTGTAAGAGGCTTGCTATATACTATAGATGGTGGTTATCTTGCAACTAGATTATTAGATGCAGGTATTGATATTATTGATATTAGTATACGTCAATTGCCTTCTGATCAATCACCTTCTGAAATATGGGCTTTAGGTTTTGAAGGGAATAGAATTATCCTTAAAAAAGCTAATTATGATATGAGTTCAGGCATCATGTGGGAAGCTGTACATGATTTTGGAGAAGGATTTGGAGGTGTTATTGAATTTAAAGGCCTTTGGACAAATCGAGATAGAGCAGCCAATTATACACTTGAAACATTAGAATTACCATATGTAAGTATCATAGATACGGAAAATAATTTATATACTTATTACGGAAATACTTTTGAAGATAAGCAGTTTATTGATGATAATGTTTCTGCGGTAGCTATGTGTCAAGGTTTTAATTCTATGATTTATCCTGAACAAGACCAAGGATTAATTTTAACTTACATTAAAAATGGTTGTGCATATTATAGACAACTTTTACGTGAAGAAACTATTTGGCAAGGTTTTGGTACCCTATATGATGCCGGAGATGCTTCAGATATTAGTATTCATCGTCTTCCTGATTATAGAGTAGGAATATGTATTACTCATACTACAGGAGTTAAATGGTATATCACAGATAGAACGTATGTGGGACAATCTGTTAAAACTCAATATTATGATGTTGACTGTGATGATAGAAATATAATTACAGTTATAGGAACAGATAGAGTTAATGAGGTTGTAGATACCCCTACAATAGAAACTCTTACGCCGGAAGAAAGAACTCATAAACAGTTGTTATTAACATTTTCAAATCCTCTAGGTTATATCTGGAATGCTTCTCCTGCAAAACTAATCAAGACATTACGCATTAAAATAAATAATGTTTTAATAGAACCCGAAAGTGTAATAATAGGTAACAAGACTATTCTTATAACTTTTGCAGAAGCATTTGCAGGAGGTTTATTGGTTGAAGTTAGTGCAGTATGTCCTGGGGTTGTACTTTTGCTATATAACGGTTGTAGAACATCAGCTAATATCAATGTATCATTTACTCCACCTTTACCTATTAAAACCTATGAAGTAATACAACCAACAGAAGCATATAATATCAAGATAACAAAAGTAACCGGCGGACCAATTGTAAAAGAAATTATTACTACACCACAAAATATTTCAGAGCTGCCTTTATTTAATGCGGCTCCTGTTTTAAATATGACGGTAGAAAAAGTTACAGAACGTTCTTTTGTTACTAATGTAGATTCTGAATTTGACGTAAGCCCTGTTGTAAGCCTTAACGTTTTACAAACAGGAGTTTCACCTGTATAGGAGGTAAAAAGAATGAAAGCAAATATAGGATTAAAAGCAAATAACACTTATAAAATAGAACTTATTGATAGTCGAACTGGAAAAATCAAACAAGAAGGTTCTTTTCACAATATCATAACGAATATGGCAAAACGGATGCTTGTATATGCAGTAGGCACTGATCAAGGATTTGAATTTGGTTGGTACAATAATTTACTTAAATATTTAAGATGTGGCAGCGGCACTAATACACCTACAGCAGCAGATACTGATTTAGGCTCTCTTTTATGGAGTGATTACTTTACAGGTGAGCAGTCTGAAGTATCTTGGCCCACACCTAATACAGCCAAAAGTTCTTGTACATATACTATTCCCGCCAGTGCGACATATGTAGGCACTGTTACTGAAATAGGATTATACCCTAGAACCTTACCAAATTGGGCTGGCAATGTTAAAGAAGGTATAGGCAGTTTATGTGCCCATGCGTTACTTACTGATTCCGAAGGTCAACTTATCAGTTTTGAAAAAACAGATTTGGATATCCTTAAAATAACCGTAACAGTGGAGGTTACCCTTACTACTAATTCTTCTGATTTTATTTTATTTAATAAACCTTTGCCTCTGCTTAATTTTGTTTCTTCTAGAAATGGTTTCAAGGTAAATTGGCCTTATGGTTCTTTTGAAGTTAGAAGATTTTCTAAAGATATTATAGATAATACGCCAATCGAAAGTTATGATGTCCCTACTGTAATCGATCAGGGTTTTACCAATGGATATAAATGTACTAATGATGATACTAGGCTTGGTATTACTTGGCCTAAAGCAAGACTAGCAAGTACAGTAATTACTTCTGAAAGATATTATACTGGTTTAGCTATAACTGGCCTCGGCGGATGGAAATTACCAAATGCAAATATCTTTCCACAGTATACTATTAGCAACATTCCTATTGGCACAGGAGATGGCAGTACTACACAGTTCCTGAATCCTCTTAGTTATTTTAAGAAGAATACGGATAAAGTGTATAAAAATGGTGTACTTCTTACAAGAGATGTAGATTATATAATTAATAATATTAGTAACGTTAATCGTCTACCTGAAATTGCAGCTTTTGCGGGATTAATTCCTAATAAAGTAAAATACACTGGTACGAAAGATACTTCTAACATGAGTACTGTGCCTTTATTAATAGGTTCAATAAAACCAACTAATTTACAAAGTAATGAGGTGCCTACTGGCTTTAATAATTCTGCACCTATAGCATTTGAATATGCCGAGCCAGTTACATTAAATTATTTTATCGCAAGTAATTTACGTTCTGTTTCTGGAGGTGGATATAGAGTAGTAGATAGTGCTACAACTTTTACGCTAGAATATTCAAACGATGGTGAAACTTATGAAACGGCTGTGGTAGCTACGGGTGCAACTTTTGTTGTAGATTTTGCTCCTATAACTGCTAAATATTGGCGTATTATTACTAATCAAAATGCAGCGCGTACTATTTATGCTCCTTGGGAATCTACAGATTCTGAAAGAGGTTTTATGTCAGTAGGCTATAGAGATCCATATATAACCTTTACTGTCGCCCCTGCTGAAAATGATGTTCTTACAATGGAAGTTGAAATGGATATTATTATGAAAAATAGTAATTTCGTAATTGATGCTGAAGCATCTATTGATTTTGTAGTAGGAGGAAATTAATATGTCATTAGTCTTTGAATATGAAAAAGACTTAAGTACTGGCCAACAACCTTATATTTGTCATGAACCTGATAGTACCATTTATAACTATTATATAAACAATAATCGTGCACTTGATACACATGTAAAAAATACATACGGTATATATTCTGATATAGTCTTTGCAGATGAAGAACGCCATTTAACTACAAAGGCTGTGGATCGTATAGGAATTAAAAATTTTCCTGGTATCGGTGGTATAGGCTTTTATCGCGATTTATACAGCGATGAAAGCCATGCTGTTGTACCAATACATGTATCAGTGCAGCGTCTTAACGCGCCAGTACTTAAATCAGTTACTATTGAAAATGATATGTTACATATAGTTATTATGCCTCCTGATAATATTACTTATAACGTATATAGAATAATTGTTCGGCAGGGAGCTTTTGCTTTTGAGTATATCATATATAAAACGGATTATTATGTAGATAAGCCACCTGTAAAAGGAGATTATACAGTATATTGTATTGGTTATGACGAAAAAATGGGAACAGTTAGTGAGGAAAGTAATATACTTACTTTAACAGTAGAAAATGGTTCTCCTGACTGGAAACCTGACAGCATCGATACGGCAGACATTGAAAACAGGCTTACTAAAATTGAAGAGGAAATTCAAAATTATCCTAATGAGGAGATATCTGAAGGCGTATCAAATATACTTGGAGGTGAGAATATTGAAATTAACTAAAGAACAATTGTATGACGCTGTAATGCAAATGAAAAATTATCATGAGCAGCATAGTGGGGGCGGCGGTGTATCTTTTCTTACTGCATTACAAGACGTTGGTTGTGATTGCCCTGAAGATGGACAAACCTTAGTATTCAGTACAGAAGATAATTTATGGCATAATAAGTATATTAGTGGAGGAGGTGGCGGAGGTTCCTTAGTTATAGATACCCTTTGGGATGAAATTATTGACTCAACTGGAACATATACGTTAGCAAAAAGTATAGACAATTATGACTTTCTTATAGCTTCTGCTTGGGGTTGCGCTGAAGGTAATAGTTATGAGCAATCAAATTACATTGTAATACCCAAAAAAGACTATTATATAAGGTCTACATATGCTGAGGACATTGGTTGGGCTTTTTGTATAAATACTTCTATTGCTGGCTATACGAGACGTTCTATATTTCAATTCGATGATGATACTACACTAAATATTGCAAATCAAACTAATTCAAAATTTAGAGCGTTATATGGTGTTAAATTAGATTCTGGAGGAAGCGGAGGAGGCAGTGGGGGTAGTATACAACGCACAGTAATATGGGAAGGCACTGTAACTAATGTAGGCGATAGTGGTATTTGTTCACAATCAATAGAAGATTTTGATTTTTTATTAGCATACGGTATACCATTGGATGTACAAACAGAAACACATTTACAGTGGTTATCAGTAAATGATATTAAGAAAAATTATGGTGTTGCAAATTTTTCGTATGAATATTATGATACAATTTATATACGATGTGCATTTATAGATGATAAAACGTTTCAATGTTTACAGTCAGCTTATATAGGTGTCTCAGTTTTTGCTTATACAAAAATAGAAGGAATCAAATTCCAAAGTGGTGGTGGTATAAGTTCTGAAGATATAGAACTTACAAAGGCGGAATATAAAGCTCTACCTGATACTAAATTATCTGATAACAAAAATTATTTTATTACAGACGGTAATGGCAAATATGGTGTACTAATGAGAAATGGTATTAACTATAGTGGAGGTTGGAAATATTTGTATACTATACGCACAGTCAGCACTGGTGGTTATGACGCATCAGTTAGCGTAAATGATACTGTATATTTATACTCAGATGTAGCTAATACACCTACAACTATAGATAATGTATTATTACTAGAACATGGCAATCTCTTTTGGACATTAACAGCTTTAGTACCTGTTATTGATTCTGATGGTAACTTTTATCAAGCAAATGCTATAATATCTACATGGAAGTATCTAGATACAATAGATATAAACCTTGACTTATCTGAAGATACTTATTGGTCTATGCCGATTTTATCTAGCGATATACAGGATATAGATGGTGTAACTTATAGTGTTACCGCTGATAGCTGTCATAATTCAATGCTACCTTGGTTAGCCTTTGACGGAATAGATGCAAGTACTTTAGCTACACAGGGAAAATCATGGCATAGTGCAAGGGCTACTACATATGGCACTCATTGGATTATGCTTACTATTTCTAAAGGTATTGCTATAACATCTTTCACAATAAAACATAGGTATACGTCAAATAGTATGGAAAATCATAACTTAAAAGAATTTATTTTTGAAGGTAGTAATGATGGTGAAACATGGATTGAACTATTACATGATACCTGCATTGGTACACCTGCTACATCAGAATCATTTAGTATAAATAATACTACTCGCTACACACAATATAGAATTAGAGAGATTACTACTTATAGTGTATATTCTTATGAGTGCTATTTAGTTATAGGGGAATTAACCTTTGAAGGGTTAATAAAAATATAAAGTATTGATAATATAAAAGGAGTATTAAAGTATGAAAATTCAATCAGCGATATGTACAGAAAGTGATTGTTACAAAGCAAATAAAAATATTATAGTTAAAGGAGGTATGCTACATAGTGTAGGCTGTCCGCAGCCGGATCCTAAAGTATTCCGCGATATATGGAATAAACCCAGTGCTAGAGCTTGTGTACATGCCGTAGTAGGCAAAGATGGTATTGTACTACAATGTCTTCCTTTTACAATGAGAGGATGGCACGCTGGAGGCTCAGGTAACAATACCCTTATAGGAATTGAAATGACGGAGCCGGATACTATTAAATATACTAAAGGAGCACAATGGATAGAATTAGCAGATGGATCTAACACGAAAGCCCATGTTTTAGCAACTTACAAACATGCAGTTGAATTCTTTGCATACATCGCAAAGACATATGGATTTAATCCTCTTGATTCAAATTGCTTAATGAGTCATAGTGAGGGGCATAAAAAAGGTGTAGCAAGCGGTCATAGTGATGTAGAACATATTTGGAATAAATTTGGATTATCCATGGATAAATTTCGCGTAGATGTCAAAAATGCTATCGCAGGAGTTAATGTCAACTTTGGGGGTGATGTAACCGTCACAGATACTTCCAAACAGGAAATAAAACCACTCAATGGTACGCTGACTGTTATTTATAAAGGAAATGACGGATTAAATGTTAGAACATCACCCTCCTTTGGAAATAATGTTAAAGAAATTATTTATGAAGGCACATTCACTGTGGTAGGTATTAGTGCAGATGAAAAGTGGTATAAACTTGCATCTGGAGTATTTATTACTACAATTCCGGAATATGTAACCTTTAAAGCAACTGAAGAGCAGAAAGAGTCTACAGCAGGTACCGGATATTACAGAGTTAGAAAATCTTCAGAAGATCCCGCAACTCAAATTGGCGCTTTCAAAGATAAAGCCAATGCCATTGAGTTATGTAAACAAAACAGCGGCTACATCGTATTAGACCCGGATTTTAATAAGATTTACCCTGAAGAGAGTAAATCTAACGTACCATATGTTGTTCATGTAGTAGTGTCTGATCTCCGCATTAGAAAAGGCCCTGGAACAACATACGATTATTATAAAGACCAAGGTAAACCTAGATATACAGGTAAAGGAACTTTTACAATTGTAGAAGAGTCCGATGGTCCGGGTGCTAGCAAATGGGGTTTATTAAAATATTACAAAGACAGAAATATTCAGGGCTGGATTGCATTAGATGATGAATATGTAGAAAAACAATAGTTACACTTCTGAAGGGCATTTAAGAGATGGGCCGAGCTGGCCCGGCTGGATGTCCTTAAATGGTAATAATTCAATAAGCAAAAGAAAAAGGCTATCCGCAATTGGATAGCCTTTTTTGTTACATATACAATTCACATCGTAATAAAAAACAGATACAAATAAAAATAACTACATATGCAATAACATGTATTGCATGACTATTTGAATGATCCGCTAAGATACTATTCATATTTGCCGGCCATGTGATTATTTCCATAAATATAAGAAAAAGGACAATTACCAATAATATACAATAAAATATTGCCATCTTATATTCCTCCTAAATCTTAGTAGGCATAATTTCAGGGTAACGATCCTCCTGCGAAACCATTTTGTTATACCATTCATTAAATCCCATCTTAAGAATTGTATCATCTTTTTGTTCAATACAAATACATTCCGCACCATGGCAATCTGTATTATAATCAAATTCTGTGCCGCCTAAATCACCCCAGTTAAGACCTATCTCGAAATCTGTTTTAAAAGGTACAGGACACTTAAATAAATCTACAGGCACTGCAGTCATCCACTGATTCATCTTTTTTCCAAACCATTGCACAGCTTCCGCATTTGCAGGTATTTCAACTAACACAGAGTCATGAATCAAGTCAATAATACGAATACCTTTTTCTGTTAACTCTTTTTCATGCTGCACGCAACACCATAATAAGGTATCTGAAGATGAAGACTGAATAGGGAAGTTCTTTGCTTCGTTTTGTAGTGAATGAAGAGATGCCGGATTAACTAATCCAAATCTTCTTCTACGTCCCCAAGGAGTTTCAAGGTAATTGCCTAATTCAACCTGCTTAGCACACCACTCAAGATATTCATGTGCACCAGGATAAGCTTTAAACCAGTTATCAATATGTCCCTGAGCTTCTTCGATGGAGATATTAAAAGTATCCGCAATAGACGGAGCTTCTCTACCATATGCAATACCGAAGTTCAATGCTTTAGCAATCATCTTCTGCTGTTTGTTGAAATGCGGTCCAAACATCTTTGTTGCGGTTTCAGTATGCAGATTTCTTCCTTCGCGGAATATCTCAAGTAATGTTTCATCCTTGGATAAAAATGCCAACCAACGTAATTCTGCACCAGAATAATCAATTTCTCCAAGAATATAACCGGGAGTAGCAATGAAGGCTTTTCTGATATTTCCAACCCCATTCGCGGAAGGCTGATTCTGGATATTAGGTTCTTTTGAAGATAATCTACCCGTAGCTGTTACGTGTAATGTAAAGTTTGTTCTTACTCTACCATCTTCATCCCTCAAATCTAATAAACCACGTACATAAGTGGAATGCTCTTTTTGTACACGTCTAAATTCCAATACCTTTGAAATCAATAATGGTGCGTCTTCAATAGATTCTAGGATATCTTTACCTGTGGATCTACCTTTCTTAACACGTGGCTTAAGTTTAAGTCTGTCAAATACCATCCATGCCATCTGTGCCGGACTGCCTGGCTTAAATACAGGAGATGCACTCTTTGCTCCAGTCTGTGCCATATACAATTGAGGATCCCAATACGGAGCAGCTAATCTTTCAACGTCTGCCATTATTTCATCCAACAATACAATATACTTCTCATCCATCACGTCCAGATACTTTGCATTAATTAAACAACCATTCTGTTCTACTCTGGATAAAAAGTTTGCTGCAGGAATCAACATTTCCTTGTATACCTTCTTCAGGCAGGCATTTTCCGGTTTATCTAACTCCTTGTTTAAAACTTTGTGCAACTGCAAAGTATAATCAACGTCGACAGCAACACGTTCACACAGTGCATCAAAATACTGAGGATACGTATTTAATTCCACATTTTTCCATTCCTGGTTCATCTTATATTTATACTCCTTAGCATTAAGGAATATCTTTGTGAGATGTCCCAGATCATGTGCCGATGTTTCATCTAATACATAATGCTGATACATTGTATCTTCATCGATGGAAATATTCGCTAATCCACGACGCCACATAACTTTTTTATCATATTTGCCATGCTGCCAGATACATTTCCAAGGAACCCCTGACAAAAAGTTATGTGCATACTTTCTCATTTCACGTGGAATAACGTAGGCTTCATTCTTTTTAAAACATATACCTAAAACAAGAAATTCAACCACACGATAATCCAATCCTGTGGTCTCTATATCGAATGAGGCATAAGGTAATCTTCCTGCTTTATGTTCCGTCATCATAAGATTCCATAAATCTCTACACTTTTCAGGAGTGTCACAAACAGTCCACTTAGTTTCACCAGTGTCTACTGCATTACCCCCGTTAAAGATAGTAGAAGCTAATTGTAAGTAACTTAAGAACGGTTTATAATCACCTGGCTTGTGGATAAGAACACCAGGATTCATAATGGGAATTATTGCCGGCCAACTGCTCGTCTCTCCATACATATCCTTAAAGAGAGACTTGAGCGTTGAATCATATAAATCTAATTCCATTACACGTCCATACAATTCAGTTACTTTTAACTTAGCATTATTAGTAAGTGTTTGTAAAGCAGTAGCACCACAAACAAGTATCATTCGGGGTTGTACTGCGCGGATTTCATTCAACAAATATTGTCTACAATTCACTGGTGCGTCAGAAGGAAATTTCTGTCCCTTCTTTTTGGGTACTGCACATTTCACTGCTGTAGTATAGTATACCTCAGTATCGTTAAAAGGCATATTTACTTTTTGCAAAGTATCTTTTAATACTTGAGCACCTGCACCTGTCATTAATTGCCCTCTAACGCATTCTGTAGCCACTGGAGATTCTCCAATGACCATTAAACCACAAAAGTTAGTTAACGCTTGAATACGGCTATTTAATTGCGTACCATTTATTTGTGGATATTTATTACAACTACAATCTGTACAACTCATATTAATCAACTCCTTTCACTAGGATTGCGCGCCACCAACCATCTGAACAACTTGTGCTTGAAATGATATACCCATTTTTCATATGCTTCCCCAAATCATCTGTGAAATCTACCGGATCCAATGCCTCGATAACCATTACCTCATTCTGTTTCTTTGGAAGCTTATCATACAGTTTCTCTAAACAAATCTCTCCCTGTAGATTCTTGTGCTTAATAAGTACACGTTCTTTTACGTGAGCATTCATTAATGCATTAAAGTTGTCATTGCTTACAGTTATCTCTACCATAACTACCTCCTTAAAAATAAAAAATCTGAAATTGCTTATATTATTATTATATTAAACAATTTCAGATTTTTAACGGGTTAAATTATAAGAAATAAACACTTCGGTCAGAGGAAGGATCACCTACACAAATCCAGGCAATAATATTGTATGCGAGTAACATTTCATTACAGTAACCTTTTTTGAAATCAATCGGATCCTTATCCGGACGATCATCATCACTGAAACGTAATCCATGCCTTGCGTAAACATAAGGGATTGCAGAGTCACAAGATCTTACTGTTGGAATAATCCCCTGTTCAGAAGCTTTAGCAATTGTTAATACTTCAAGAGGTGTTTTCCAGCAGCCCAATAAATGAATTTCAAAACCTTCCAGATCTACCATTTCTGCTAAATCATGAATAGCAAATAATCTAGCATCTCTGTTATCTGCCGTATCGATAAGATGTTTAGGAATGCCGATTGTATCAATGTACTCACCGTATTCTTCAAGTAATATTTTAGCGCACTCAAGCCATATCTCTTTTGTTTCTCCCTGAGGAACTACCATTAATTTAAACGGCCAATTATGAGCGCCATAATGAATAACTAAAGTTTTAATTGCTGCACCTACCATTTTGATAGTTTTGGAAGCATCCTTATATGCATCCGGCAAAACAATTTCATCTGCACCAATGAGTAGTGCCTTTTTAATAATGGTTTCAATAGGCATAGGATTACCTTCAATAACACCATTATCTAAAATACAGAAAGAACCTTCTTTTCTATTCCGAAAAAAATCAGTATAGACTTCGTAGCCTTCTTCTCCTACTAAGTGAGCTAAAGCCATATGAAAATCTGACTCTGCAGTTAATTCCAAATAGTTTTGTGGTACAATACTTGCTAATTTCATTATTTCAAATCCTCCATATTCATAATCTTTATTCACACTGGTTAGCTAATGCCATACTCTTCGCCTCTCCAGTTATTAATTAAAGGAAAGCCGGGTTTCCCCGGCCCCCTAGTTAAATA